AGTGGGACCAGACGGAACCCCCATGTCACCACAAGGAACCGCAGGCTCTATTGCTCCAACAGCGTCAACCGGAACAGAAGTTGGAAGACAGGCAATGGCAACTGCCGCAGCACGAAACGATCTTTCTGCCGCAACTACGCCTACCACTTCTGGAGCATCGGTAGTTGCAACGAACAACTCTCGTACCAACGTAAACAACGTGACCAACAATTTTGCAGACGATCTGCGTATCCGAAACAACGAACCCACACTAAAGGGATTCCAAATGGGTTCACTGATGCCTGGCTAAAGAAAAAGGACGCCTTGCGGCGTCCAGTTTCCCGAATCCGAGAATCGAAGGTTCACTCTTCGTCTGCCAACTTTTCAAAGTACGACAGCGCATCCTCGGTGTCTGCGTCATCATCAACACGCACAGCAGTCTTCTTCACTTCCGGTGCGGGGCTACGCTTCGGAAGACGAGCAGGTTGTTCGTCTTCGTCTGTGTCCATAGCCGCTTCTGCACCGCCCTTCATGCCTGAACCCGACTCCGTGAACACTGCACGAATGTCATCGCCAAGCACCTGTTGCAGACGAGCCTTGAGTTCATCGTAGGACTTGAACGACTTGGGATCAGTGAACTCCTTCAGAGGGTACTGCTTGCTCCAAACCTTTTCAAGTTCCTTGTCGCTTCCACCCATCAGAGGCGAAGGAGACGCAAACTCGCTCTTGTCGTAGTTTGTGTATCCATCAACCTGACGAATCTTCAGTTTGAAATCCGCACCGTTCCAAAAGTCAAACGGATTGATGGGGGTTTCGTCCTGATACTGTGGGTTCATTGCCTCTTGGATCTTCTCAAAGATCTTCTTGCCGTACTTGAACAGGAACACCTTGCCCTCGTTTTCAGGGTTCTTGGGATCACTGATCACAAGAATGTTGCTGATGTACGACAGTTTGCGCTTGCGGTCGCGGGCAAGTGCCTTGTCCTTGTCTGATCCGCTGTTCCACAGGAGGCTGTTCATCTCCGAAACAGGATCCTTTAGTCCAATGGTGGTAAGCGAGTTCTCGATATACCAACCGCCTTGACCACGGAATCCGTGATGCCAAACTCGTGCCCACGGCACGTCCTCTCCGTCAACAGGGGGAAGGAAGCGGATGACTGCGTAGCCGTTTCCGGTCTTGTCAGTCTCGGCTCTCCAAAGGCGGTCGTCCTTGTAAGACTCCGACTTCTTTGCCATCTTTTCCATCTCTGATGCCAAAGTCTTGTACATCGACTTTGACGCGCTCTTCATGTCATTGAATCCCATTTGTGTCTCCTTTGTATTACGGTGTGTACGCTGTGTGAAATGTATGGATACCGATACCCAAACGCTCACCAGTTATGTAGGTAAGGTACACCAAACCTGCGCGGTGTCAACAGTCAGACCGGCAGTTTGGTATTTTTAGGAAGCAGGTTTAGTTCCTGCCCTTCAGCCTTGATTTTCTCAATGATGGGCTTACTAAGGAACTTCGCGGCAACTTGTGGCTCCAGCCCGTACCGCTCACATACTGCTATCACTGCGTCAATATACGAAACCGAGAACCGCTTCACGTGGTTCTCGACCTCTTTGGCAAACCGTAAATTCATTACTGTGTCCATGTCTTCCTTGCTTTCATTTTTGACATACATAGGTAGAGTATCTATCTGAAACCCACCCCACAACGGGATTTCCAACGGAGAGAGAAATGGGAGCAACCAGCGACAACTACGATATCGTCACTAGCGGAACTACTTATACCATTGCTAGTGATTATGTCAACAGCGCACACCACCAATTGGTGAAGATTGTTTACGGAACCGGAGACGTTGTCCGAAATGTAGACGGCGACACCCCTCTTCCCACGGGTCTGTGTGGTGCATGGAACCGATACGAGTACAACACCGGGTTGTACTACGGTCTGCAAACTGTGATTGTAGGAAGCACTGGGGATCCACTACCAATTGTCGGCGTATCAGGGGGTGAACTAGTAGGTGTCACTGTTGGAACCGTTTCAGTAACCGCGAGTGACCTAGACATTCGCACACTATACGGTGGAACCCTTGGAACCGCAATAGACGTATCCACAGGTGTAGACTACATCGCAGTGCAAGGCATCTGCGGCGCATACCCTGTAGGTATAACATTTGCTGGATCTATGCCTGTAACAGTGGCTTCGTTCTCTAACTTGGGTGTGTTTGGAGTTTCAGGTGCAACGGCAATCGGCGTAACATTTTCCACCGTAAGCATTCGTGGGCTTACCGCAGCAAGCGACACCATTACAGTTTACGGTGGCGGAACCGCGTCTACCGTTTCGGTTGGTTTGTTTGGATTCACTGGTGCAACGGCAAGTCCAATCTACGCAGACAACAATGCCCTAAACGTAAATGTCAAGTCGTTTGGTATAGGCATAGACGGTGTAACGGTAACCGCAGCAGATTTGGATATTCGTAACCTAGGGTACGTATCCGATAGCGTTACAGTTGTTGGTCAGGGCGCAGCCGATGACGACAGCAAGTCAACCGTTCCAACGTACATCAACGCTCTTGTTGCAGGAACAAATATGCAGCGCGTGGGTGGTGTGACTGGTGCAGGTTGGTGTGCTGCTGCTCTAAACGTATATCTCGTGAACAACGGGGTCACCTTTACGGTTTCTGCCAGCGCAACATTCGGAACCACTCTCGGAATAACCACCTCTGCAAACGCACCCATCCATGTTCAAGGCAGCACATACGCATTGACTGGTGTTTGGGTAACCGGAAGCACAAGCGGAGATCCAGTAACAGTAAAGGGATACAGCAGCGGCTATCTGCCTGTTGAGTTGAGCAATTTCAGCACACAGACAGACACAATCAACATCAGCGTTCAGCAGGTCAAAACCAACACCGACTTCCTGATTGCTGCCAAACAAGCACTGTACGATTCAAGTGTGAGTGTGGGCGCGTTTGACGCACCGCAGTCCATGAGCCTGCACACCCTTGTCAAGAACGCAGTAAACACTCAACTGCAAAGCCTTGCAGGCACAGTAGCCAATGGTGCAGTAACGGTAGCCATCGACTCGTATCCAACACAGCCATCATTCATGGCTCGTACAAATGTTGCAGGATATGTGGCAAAGAACCTAACCGAATACAACTCTGCCGCAGGATACACTTGCAGCACAGGAGTTCGTCTAAAGGTTTCGCGTATTGCCACAGGAGCCAACGCATCTCAGAACGAATTCATGTGTGTAATATCCGAAGCCGATGCTGCTGTTTACGGATCCACCGCAGGAACCGCATCGTATGTACTGTATCACGGAGATGAACTATTCCTCGAAGTAGACAACATCAATAAACTAAAGGTGTTCTATCCAGCATATTCCGTAGGATTTGCTCCACACAATACAGGAACAGGAATCACCTTCTCGTTCTACGCTTCGTAATAGGAACACTATGCTTCACTCTAGATATCGCAATAATTACTCTAGTTCGCGGTTAACTCACGATGTAACACCCACCGTGAGGGTAACGGTATATGGAGCAGACGGAAACAGCGACACATACATCACCAATAAAATATCACTCAACCCTGTCAAGACATTTGAACCAGTAAGTTCTAAATTTATAGATTTAAGTGATATCACGGAAGTTCGTGGTAAAGGAAACTATATGATAAATCAAGATTCAAATCCCAATCCAACTTTGACGCTAATGGAAGGAGAAACTTATACATTTAATATAAACGCATTAGGACATCCATTTTGGATTAAAACTGTAAGGTCAACAGGTACTGAAAACGCATACAGTAGTGGTGTAACTAATAATGGAATTGCTAATGGAACAATAACATTTACAGTTCCATATGATGCACCTTCCACTCTTTATTACAATTGTGAAGTTCATTCTAGTATGGGAGGTATTATTAATATAATAGATGTACCCGCACCCATCTACACACCACCAGAACCAACTCCAACTTCACCCGCACCCATCTACACACCACCAGAACCAACTCCAACTTCACCCGCACCCATCTACACACCACCAGAACCAACTCCAACTCCACCAGAACCAACTCCAACTCCACCCGCACCCATCTACACACCACCAGAACCAACTCCAACTCCACCCGCGCCCATTTACACGCCACCATCCCACGGTGGATATGGATATTAAAGCAGGATAAATATATCAAATGGCTGCAACAAATTTTGATGTAACCAATGGCTACTTCCCACCAGAATTGTATTCGGGTGGGAACAGCGGCAACTTACTGTATAGTGCTAGAAATATATTGAAGGTTGGTGGAACAAAAACAGAAAAATTCAGAGCAGTGATACTGCTGAATCCACGACAATATTTTTCTGCTGCTGTGGGTACTTTAGA